TTATCTTTATCTTTATCTTTATCTTTATCTTTATCTTTATTTTTATCTTTATCTTTATCTTTATCTTTATCTTTATCTTTATTTTTATCTTTATCTTTATCTTTATCTTTATCTTTATCCTTATAATTAGATGTTTTATCAAATCTATTATTGTCTCTTTTATTTACTATGGCAGTAATTATATTATTAGATACTTTATCTTGTAAATTATCATAAATTTCATTGAATGTTGGTTCTCTTTTATATTCATTTGAAAATTCATGAATAAAATTATCTACTATAATAGATTTTTTTCTAAAGTCATTATTTTGTTTTACATATGTTACTAATTTTTTTGTTTTATTTTTTTCAATATCTTCAGGGGTATCTTTATATACAGAATGTTTGGTGCTTAATAATACATTACATATTTCAGGTTTAAATATTTCCATAAATATTTGTTGTTTTTCATTTGGTATTTCTCCTTCTTTAAGGGGTCCACCAGAGAAAGTTTTATAAAATTGGTCAATAACTTTAGTATTAATATCAGGACTAGTTTCCATTAATCTATCAAATTCTTCTTTAAATATTTTAAGCATTTGATATGCATGCATTCTCTCTTTTCTAGATTTAGCAATCTCTAATTTAATATTTCTATAAAATTTATCCCATGATATAGATGCTACGCGATGCGATTCATTTAATTCATTTATTTTAAGAAATTGTTGAATAGTAGTTACAATGCCTGCAATAATGTTGGCAGTTCCAACTGCAATATTGTACCATGGTACATATTCATTTGGAACTCGTTCTTGTGCAAAATTAGCAGTACCAGTAAGAGTAGATACAATAATAATTGGAATAGTAAACCATCTAGTTTTAGAAGCATAACTTAAATGTGATGTAGCATGTAACCATCTATATACAATTGCTTTATCTGCCCATTCAACTAATATTTGTTCATGTTGACTACACCATTCAGCGTAATAATTTTGTAAATTATCATCATTCTCAGAATCATAATCTTCATTTTTTATTTTGTATTCTTGATGGTTATCAATATTAGATTTTTCTGTTTTTCTAAATTCATTTCGTGTAATTTTATCCATTTTTATATATAAAAATATAAAAGTATAAATATATTATAATAAGTAATAATAATGACATATAAAATTGGAATATTAACACTTGCAACTAGTAATAATAGAGATGAATGGGTAATGATGCAAGATACATATTTATACAAATTAACATTAAAAACACTATTATTAACACTTGATAAAGAACATGAATATATAATATACATAGGCATTGATAAAAATGATAGAATATTTGATAATAATACTCAAATACGAGAGATAACTAGATTTTCAAAAGTATTTCCTAATGTAGAATTTAAATTTATTACTATGGAAAATATACCAAAAGGTTATGTTACATTAATGTGGAATAAATTATTTATAGACGCATATAATAAAGGTTGTGATTATTTTTATCAATGCGGAGATGATATTGAATTTCAAACAAAAGGTTGGGTAAATGATAGTATAAAAGTTTTACAAGAACATAATAATATTGGTATGGCAGGACCAATAAATAATAATAATCGTATTTTAACACAGGCATTTGTAAGTAGAAAACATATGGAAATATTTGGTTGGTTTTTTCCAAAAGAAATTAAAAACTGGTGTTGCGATGATTGGTATAATATGGTGTACTATCCAAAATATTTATATCCATTATATAATCATCGTGCTGTAAATAAAGGGGGCGATCCAAGATATGAAATAAATAATAATCCAAGTTTTGCAAATTCATCTACAATGAAATTTGTTATGAATTTAGAAAATTTAAGAAGTAGTACTTTAAAATTAGCAGAAAGTCATAAACCATTAATTGATGAATATATAAAAAAAAAATAATTACATTGTATAATATTATTCTTTTAAAGCATAACTTACAAATGAACCTTGTATATCAGAATATCCATCTCGTTGTTTAGATATATGTGGTAATGTACAAAAACAATTAAATTTAGTTTGTATTTCTTGCGCATAAAATACATCAATTTCTTTACTGTAAGAGATAATATTTTCTAATAGATATTTCATAGCATTTTGAGTAATTAAATATGAACCGGTTGTATTTGTTCCTTTAATTTTTACAATATTTTCTGTAATTCTCTCACGAGGACCATTATGTGAACCACATAAATATAACATATCATAATTATTATTAATTTGAGAACTAAATTTATATAAAATATCTAGATTATGTATAAATTCCGTATCATCTTCAAGAATTAATATATTTTTGTAGTTTCTCTCTATTGCTAATTTACAAACTTCAACATGACTTTTTAAACAACCTAACTGGCCAATTTGATAATATAAAAATTTATCAGAATTTGGAAAATATTTTTTAACATGTTCACAATAATTATTATTCCAATCCATTATATCTTGCATACTTGGACGTACTGCTTTAAAAAATTCATAATTAGATATGTTATATTTTTTTAATTCTTTGATCATTAGTTCTTTTCTATCTGTTCTGTATTCTAAATTAATTATAAAAATTTTATCAATATTCATTTATATTTAAATAAAATTAAATATATTTAAATATAAATATCATCTATAATATAAGTGATTTTTAAATAAGCTTAAATAATATAAAATATATTTAAATATAAATATAAATATCATTTATATTATAAATGTCTTATCTAGATAATACATGTATAATATGGTTAATAAATAAAATAGATTCAATTTGTAAAGCAACCGGAGAGAACAGATTAGTTATGGCTAAAAATAGTGTAAAAAATATAACTAGTTATTTAAAATTACCAGTTATAATATTTCATGAAGATTTTACCGAAGAAGTAAAAAGTGATTTCTTAAATATATATGAAAATATAACATTTTGTAAAATAGATTTTGAAAATAATAATTTGCCACATGATAATAATGTATCAAAATGCGGTAAAGGATATATGATGATGTGTAGATTTTTTTCAGGAGAAATGCAATCTATGGATATTTTAAAAAATTATGACTCATATATTCGTATGGACGATGATTCATTTTTAATTGAACCATTTATAAATCAAGAGAGATTTCTAAGCGAAGCAAAAAAGTATTATTATGTGTATAGAACAATTTTTTTTGATAATCCGGAACATATTAAAAATCCAAATGGGTTATTTTATTTTACATATAATTTTTGTAAATCATATAACTTAGATATAGATAGTTTAATTCCAAAATTAGAAAAAATAGGATTTTTAGAAAATGATATATATACTGGATTATGTCCATATAATAATTTTCATTATACAAGACTTAATTTATGGAATAATTCAATAATTAAAAATTATACAGAGAGAATTATTAGTATGAATGGGACATTATTGTATAATTGGATGGATGCAAATATTCACGCCATGATAATATTTGTATTATGTCAATTATTATATATACCAATAAGAGAGATTAAAGATTTTGGTTATAGACATAATAAACATTTTTCAGTTATACATAGTGTAATATTTAACTATATGAAAGAAGAAGATTTTTATCCAAAAATTATTTAAATATAATATATGTATTATATTTAATGAAATTTACTGATGTATTAACATCCACAGATACGAATCCATTATATTATAAATTTATTCCAATATTTATAAGTGCATGGAAAAAATTATTTCCAGAAATCAAAATACATATAATATTAATTTCAGATGAAATTTTGCCAGAATTACAACCATATTCAGAATTTATAAAGTTATTTCCTCCAATAAAAAATATAAAGAATTCATTTGTTGCCCAAAATATAAGATTATTATATCCATCTTTATTAGAAACACATGGAGGTGTATTAATAACTGATATGGATATTATACCTATGAATAAAAAATATTATATAGATCCAATAAAAAATATAGATGATGATATATTTGTATGTTATAGACAATTAGAATGTGTTGGTAAAAATGAAATGGTTATTTGTTATAATATAGCACATCCAAATACATGGAAAGATATATTTTCAATTAAAACAATAGATGATATTAAATTTACTCTACAAGATATATTATATAACAATACAGAATATGTGGGACATAAAGATATGCCATATTGGATAACTGATCAATTATATTTATATAATTGTACTATGCGATGGAGTAATAATAATATGGAGAGATTAATTATTTTAAATGATAATTTGACAAATTTTAAAAGATTAGATAGACATAGATTTCCTGATCAAAATACATTAATATATAATATAAAAAATGGTTTTTACACAGATTATCATATGTATAGACCATATGATAAATATAAAGAATTAAATGATAAGATAGTAGAATTATTAAATTAATAATTATAATATAAATAATATTCATTATTAATATTATATGGAATATTATTCTATAGAATCTACATTTTCATTAAGAGATTCATTTAAATATTATAGCCAAATATCAGGTAAATATGATAAACAAATTGATAAATTGGTATTAGATAAATATATAAATTATTGGAAAGATTCATCGATAAAAAATGTAGATGGTATATTTATTGAGGTAGGTGCTTTTGATGGTATAACATATTCAAATACTAAAACAATGGAAGATAGTTTAAATTGGAATGGTATATTAATAGAACCTTCGCCTGGTAGTTTTGAAAAAATATTAAGAAATAGACCAAATGCAATAAAAGTTCCATGCGCAATATCTAGTAGTAGTGATGATTTTATAGAATTTGTAGGTGATAATTGTGCAGTAGGAGGTTTAATACATATATTGGAAAAATGTATTCATAGTGATACCAATAAAGAATGGATTAGTGCTTGGAATTTAAATAATATACCAATAGATGTACAGACAGACAAACTTTCAAATATTTTACAAAAAAATAAAATAAAATATATTGATTTTTTATCAATAGATGTAAATGGTTCAGAATTAGAAGTGTTAGAAACAATGGATTGGTCTATTCCAATATATATAATAGTATTAGATGTATCTACATGGGGTAATTTTGGTATAACAATGACTACTAAATGTAGAGAAATATTATCGAGTAAAGGATTTATAATGGATGAAAAATTAGATATGGATGAAATATGGATAAATAATAATTATTTTAGAAAAAAATTACTTCGTAAAAATTAATATAAAGAATATAAATAAAAATTATATATAGATGGTTTTTTCACATTTAAAAGATATAATATCATATTTATCAAGATATAAAGAAAATTTACCAGATAGAGTGGGTAATGATTGGTTAGATATGACATTAAGAACACAAAATGATATTTATATGAATAATTTTTCTAACGTCATAAATAAATTAATTTTAAACTATGATCCAAAAATATTAATAAAGACTAATATGAATAATTCATCAAATCAAAATTATTCTAAAAAGTTAATTGAACAAATTAATAATAGTTTTAGATTAGCAAATAACAAAGAGTCAAAAATTAATAAAGATATATTAGATATAGAAGGAATGTCTGGTATAAAATCAAGACATTTTTTTAATAATTTATGTTCTAATTATGATGTTAGATATTTAGAGATAGGTTCTTTTCATGGTAGTACATTTAGTTCTGCATTATATAAAAATAAAATAACAGCAATATCTATAGATAATTGGTCAGAGTTTGGTGATCAAAAACCAAAAGAACATTTTTTAAATAATTTACAAAAATATATAGGCAATAATGATGTAAAATATATTGAAGAAGATTGTTGGAAAGTAGATATTAAAACTCTTCCAAAATTTAATATATATTTTTATGATGGTCATCATTCAGAAGAAGCACAATTTAAAGCATTAGATTATTACAAAGATAGTTTAGATGAACAATTTATTTTAATAATAGATGACTGGAATTGGGAGCAAGTTAGAAGAGGCACTTATTATGGTTTAGAGAAAAATAATATGAAAATAGTTTATGAATATCAATTATACACTGATACATCTAATAATCATGGATTTTATGCATTTAAAAATTCTTATTGGCACAATGGTTTAGTTGTTTTTGTTATACATAAATAAAAGATTAATCTTTAATTCTAGCGGCCCAAAACGGATATTTCATTGATTCATCTCCACCAAATGGAACAATAAAAGATTCATCTCCATCTAATACGATTGAGCCATGTATTTTTCTTAATAAACTAAATAAACTTTGTTCATGTCGATTTTCTTTAAATTGTGGATGTTGATTTTTAGTATAATAGTCAGTATACATTAATGGATCATCATATAAGGCTTTTATTAAGAGATTTATAATTTTTAATAAATGCTGATTTTTT